TGTCCCGGAAATTAGATATTGACCCGTGCTCGACAATGACACGCTCGACGTTCATTACATGGATTGTCCGCACTCTGTTTCTGGAGGGCAACGGCAACTGTGTTGTATATCCGAGCACGAGGGCGGGGATTATCCGCGACCTGATACCAATACCCGCCGCGCTGGTGAGCTTCACGCCTGCCGATAACTGGAGCTACAAGGTCATCATCGGCGGTAAGACTTACGACCCGGACAGGATAATACACTTTGTGCTCAACCCAGATAGCTATTATCCGTGGCTCGGCACGGGGTACAGGGTGTCACTTGCGGATGTAGCCAACAACCTCAAACAGGGCATGAAAACCGAAAAGGGCTTCATGGAGAGCAAGTGGAAGCCGAGCCTGATAGTCAAGGTTGACGCGCTAACGGATGAGTTCAGCTCACCCGAGGGGCGGCAGAAGCTGCTTGATAGCTATGTCAACACGGCGCAGGCCGGGGAGCCGTGGCTTATCCCCGCGGAGCAGTTTTCTGTTGAGCAGGTCAAGCCCTTGTCCCTCTCCGACCTCGCGCTTGCCGACATGATGACGCTGGACAAGCGGACAGTGGCCTCTATTTTGGGCGTGCCGCCGTTCGTCCTCGGTGTGGGCGACTTCCAGCGGGACGCATGGAACAACTTTATCAACTCCACGATAATGCCGCTGGCGAAGTTGATAGAGCAGGAGCTAACAAAAAAGCTCTTGTACTCTCCAGATTTGTATCTCAGGTTCAACCCCCGGAGCCTTTACAATTACTCGCTGCCTGAGATTGTTTCCGCTGGCGCTGAGATGGTTGACCGTATGGCGATGCGCCGCAACGAGTGGCGCGACTGGGCGGGGATGCCGCCTGATGCTGATATGGACGAGCTGTTGGCGCTGGAAAACTACATCCCGGCTGACCGGCTGGGCGACCAATCTAAATTGACTGGAGGAGGTGAGTGAAACGGAACGCAGATACATCAAGATGCAGGATATGAAAACGCGCGAGGCCGGAGACGGCAAGCGCTATCTGGAGGGCTATTTCTCCGTGTTTAACAGTCCGTATGACATTTGCGCGGGCTGGGTGGAGATGATAGCGCCCGGAGCCTTTGCCCGGTATCTGAGCGAAGGAGGCGGCACTAAGGCGCTGTGGAACCATGACTCCAACATCGTCTTGGGCAGCACCGCAAACAACACGCTCACTCTCCGAGAGGATGACGTCGGCCTGTGGGGAGCGATAGAAATCAACGAGGCCGACACCGAAGCCCTCAACGCATACGCCCGAGTTTCTCGCGGCGACGTTGAGGGCTGTTCTTTTGGCTTTGACATTGCCAGACAGGACGAGTGGTGGGATGACGAGGGCGTATATCACACCGTGATACGCGAGGTTGACCCGCTGTATGAGGTAAGCCCTTGTACGTTCCCCGCGTATTCCGCGACCAGCATCGAGGCGCGGTCGATGGAGCGCCTTGAACAGGCTAGAGCCAAACGCCGCGACGCGTGGCGAAACGAAATGATTAAACGATTGAAAGGAGATAACTGATGCTCAAAACACTCATGCTCAAAAGGTCGATTGACCTCAAAAGGGCGGAGCTTGAAAAACTCCGCGAACGAGACGCCGAGTTCGAGACCCGCGAAGCGGAGCTGGAACAGGCTATTGCTGAGGCGCAGACCGAGGACGAGCAGTCCGCCGTGACTGAGGAAATTGACAAGTACGAGTCCGCCAAAGCGGAGCACGACCAGAACGTAAATACTCTGTCCGCCGAAATAGAGCAGCTTGAAGCCGACCTCGCGGCTGCTGAGGCGGACGCACCGACGCGCGAGGCCAAAACCAAAATCATTGAAAGGACTGATAACAAGGTGCAGACCACCATCAACATCCGTGAACTCCCCATGAGCCGAAGAGCTTTTGATGCCCTCCCCGAAGAGATGCGCACCAGCATAGTACAGCGCGACGATGTCAAGAATTTCCTCGCTCAGCTGCGCAGCATGAAGGGCACTAACCGAGCTATAACCGGCGCTGAACTGACCATTCCCGTTGTTTTCCTCGACCTTATCGCGGAAAACATGTTCCGCTACTCTAAGCTCCTGAACCGTGTACGAATCCGCTACGTCAACGGCCAGGCGCGCCAGACCATTGCCGGTACTGTCCCCGAGGCCGTGTGGACCGAGATGTGCGGAGCTATTAACGAGCTGAACTTTGTGTTTAACCAGGTGACTCTTGACGGTTACAAGGTTGCAGGCTATGTGCCCGTGTGCAACAGTCTCCTCGATGATAGCGATATCGACCTGTCCGGCTGGATAGTCGAGATGCTCTCCGAGTCTATCGGCTATGCCATGGACAAGGCTATCCTCTACGGCAAGGGT